CCGTTCGTGTTGCGGATGAACTTCGAGTAGGCCGCACCGTCGCCCGCGTTCGGCAGCGAGAGCGTGCGGCTCGCTGTCATCGCGGTGGCTGCGCCGTTCGTGATGATGGTTGATTCATAGTCGGCCGCCACCGCTGCATATGCGGCATCGGCCATATCGATCGTGCTCTCGGCGTGCACGCTGTAGGGTGTTTGATAGCCGATGATGGGCACACCGAAACGCACCGCCGAGCTGTAGCCATAGACGTAGACTGCCGAGCCCACGCCATCGACCCACCCGAATGAGGTGTAGCGGTTCGCCTGCACGGCTTGCCGAGCGAACGCCGCATCACCGCCGATCCACAGGTTGTCGCTCGCATCGGTCTCGCAGGCCACGATGTCTGCCGCATTGGCCACATCTCGAAACGCGACACCGGTCGTGGTGGTGGGCAGCCGCAGCAAACCGGCAGCGGCCACGGTGGCTGCGCCCACCTCGAGCGCAGCGCTCACCGCTCGCACGTTCGGCACGGCTTGGAATGCGCCGGCACCGTCGGTGCTCTGCACTTCGTTCGCGGTGGCACCCGGCGCGGTGGGCACGATCGCAGCGTACTCTAGCGCAGTGCCCGCGCCGTTGACGCGCAGCCCTTCGAGCGCTGCACCGATCGCGATCAGGTTCGTGCCTCCGTTCGCGACGGGCAGCACGGTGGCTGCGTCGATGTGCAGCGGCTGCGCGAGATCGATTAGCACCGCCGCTGCCGCTTCGACACCGCCGGCCACGATGCGGAACCCATCACCGGTCGGTGTCGTGCCTGCCGTCGCGGTGACATCGGTTCGCTTCGTGGTGGGGTTGTCGACCGCGACGAGCCCCGCACCGAAATTGATCGAGTCTCGCTCGGTGAGCTGCACGCCGAGCGCGTAGACGTACCGCACCCCGTAGATCAGTGTGTCCAGGAATCCCATTCGTTCACCTTGTGCGAGGGTAAATCACGTAGAGCTTGCCGGTGCCACCGGCACCGCTGCCGCTGTTGCCGAGCGCAGGCACGGTGCCCTGCCCGCGCGAGCCCGCGCCACCACCACCGGCACCGGTGTTCGCCGACGGCGAACTACCACCGCCGGGTGCGGTCGCAGCACCTGCGTTATTTCCGTTCGAGCCCGGCCCGCCGGCACCACCCGTACCGCCCGGCCCGGCACCGCCACCACCGCCACCACCGCCCCCGTAGAACCCGCCTACGGTGCCACCGCGCACGGCACCGCCACCGCCGAGGTAACCCTCCTTCGAACTGTTGCCGATGTTACCGTTCTTCGCAGTGAACGCGTTGAATGACGCACCACCACCGCCGGGCACCGGCACGATCAGATCGCCCGATGCCGCATAGCCGAAACGCTCATTCCAATCGGTGCTGTTGAATCCAGTGAATGGTAGCCCACCACGGTACGCGCGAGCCACGCTCGCAGGGGGTTCGCTTAGCGTGTCACTCGCACCGCCGCTCCCTCCCTGGAATATGCGCGCGACCACGCTAGCGAAGCTCGTAGGGCCACCGATGCCCCCCGCTATCTGCGTCGTAGCCGTGATGCCTGCGCTGCCGATCACCACCGCGCACGTCGCGAGTCCCGCGACGTTCGCGATCTGCAAGCTCGCGTGCGAGCCCGCGCCACCGCCACCGCCGGGCACCGACGATGCGCCGGTCGTTCCCGCCTGCCCGCCACCACCGCCACCGCCACCGCCACCCCACCCATAGAGGAGCACCCATTCGAGCAGCTGCCCGCCGGCTAGGATCGGCTTCGTCCATGTGCCGCTCGCCAGGAATTCTTCGACACCGAACCCCATGCCGCGCAGCGCAGCGATGAGAAATTGCGTGCGATCGGCGAGAGCATCGATCGCTGCGTTGACGCTCGCAGCGCTGCGCAGGTCGCCGTCGTCGGGCCGCACGATCGTCGGGGTGAGCGCGCGGTCGATGACGGTGCCGCCGGCCACATAGGCGGCATTGCCCACCGAGCCATCGATCGAGAATGTATCGGCGCTCACGTATGTGATCTTGCGCGCGTACCCATTCGCTGCCGTGTTCCCGGTGACGCCGGTGATGTCGACGTAATCGTTATCGCCGAACCCATGCGCCACCGAGGTCTGCACCACGATGGGCGTGGCAAATGTGGCATCGATGATGGTGTGAGTGAGCGATGCCGAAACGAGGTCAGGATCGCCGGTGCGTTCGGTGCTCATTTACTTGGTGCCCTTCCAAAAGATCGCATTGTACCCGAGCCGCCATAGCGCGGTATCGCTCGTGCCGCTCGGATTTGGCGGTGACGTGTCGGCCACCTCGAACAGCGTGGCCGAGAACGTCACGATAATGTTCGGCACGAATACGTGCGCCGGCTTCCACTTCTCCACGATGCCGCGAATCTGCGCCACCTGCGCCACCGTTGCATTGCTCCCCCACGTACCACCATCGCCCCAATTGCCTGCGCCCCATAGGTCCGGTGTCCATGGTGCTGCGCTTGAATCGAGGATCGCCCACCCCCGAAACCATCGGGTGGTGAACGCATCCCAACCCCAATTCGTGCCGACCACCGTCTTGGTGACGATGAGCGTGCCCAAGTCAATCTCGTGCCACACCGCCGAATTGCTCACGAGCCGAATGGGCGTGGTGGTGAGCGGTGAGAACCACACCGCGAGAGCTCGCAAGAGCGTGGGCGCACCGCCGGCGGTGGCCCACGTATCGAATGCTCGAGACAAGCGCAGCGCATAGTTCGCATCGGTCTCGCTCGGGCCACGATCGATGAGACGATCTCGGCCGATGAGCGGCAGCGCATCGGGCGTGCCCACGCCCGGCATGCGAGCCTTGACGCCCTCCATGGCCCACTCGCCGAGCGCATCGATGACGAGCCCACACCCGTATTGAATGCCCTGCGCGATGCGGCCGAGCAGCCACGGCGGTGCGATCTCTAGGATGGATTCTCGGAACGGCATGGTTAGAGCTTGGTGATGGTGGCGATGACGGCACCGAGCACCGCCACCGTTTGCGGTGCGATGGTGACGGTGGCGGCCGGCAGCGTCACCGCCACGCGCAGGATGCCCGGCGTGGCGAGGCCGATCGCCTGCTGTAGTGAATCGATGTAGATCGCACCTGTATCGGGCGGGATGACATAGCCGCCGATGTCCAGCGAGGAGAACCACACCGCGAGAGCGGCACCGATCTCGGCCTCAATCTGCGCATCGGTGAGCTGCGAGCCGGTCACCCATGCCTGATAGGTAACGGGCACCACCTGCTCGGCAGCGGCCTGCGCGGTGGCGGTGGCCGTCCACGGCTCGGCCCACTCATCGAGTGCCGCCTGCACGATCGTCACGTCACCGGCCACCGGCGCACCGGCAGCGGTGGCGAGGTACACGGTGATCGCACCGGTGGTGGGGCTTGCCGTGGTGTTCGTGCGCGTGATGGGCGTGGCCACCGCCGAGAATTCGGGCGTGGTGGCGATGTAATTGTAGGCGTCTTTCGGGCCGTTCGGCGAGAGGCTGGCGAGCTTGGCTCGGCATCGTTTCACGAGCGCCGGCGTGAGCTCGGCATCGGCACCGAGCACGCTGAGCGGGTTCGTGCTCGAGACGCCCACGAGCGAGGTCACCACCACGGTGATGGTGCCGGGTGCAGCGTTGCCGATGACGCCCACCTCATCGGCCTGCACTGCGATGTCATCGAGGCCCACCGCAGCCAAGATGGTGATCGGTGCCGTGTTCCGATACGTCTGCCCGGTGGTGGCGTGCGCCACGATGAGCTCGCCGGCAGCGAGGATGTAATTTGATGCGCTCGTGTTCGCGCAATTCACGAGGCCGGTGGCCGGCTCGGCAGGGATGCGCTCCTCGTCATAGATCGATTGAGCCCATAGGTCGGCCCACCCATCGGTGGCGAGATCGCCGAATCCACCTTGCGTGATGGTGACAAGCACCTCGGTGAAATCGGCGAGCTTCTGCCCGATGGTGGTGAGCATCGTGCGCATCGGCTGCCCGGCCTGCCACGAGGTGGTCGGCAGCCCGAGCGAGCTCGCCACCGAGAGCAGCGAGTCAACCATGGCGGTGCGCCCGATGGGCGTGAGCAGGGATGTGAGCGATACGGCCATGGTCGATCCTCTTACGTCACCGAGATGATGGCGATGGTTGTAGCCGATACTGCGAGCACGAGCGAGAACGGTCCATCTGCCGTCTCGAGGTCCACCGAGACGGTGAGCAGCCCGAACGCATCGAGCTCGGCCTCCACCTCGGCACCCTGCACTCGCTCATCTTTCAAGCACTCTTGCTCGGTGGAGCTGCGCAGCCCGGCGAGAGCTGCCGGCGTGAGATCGTCATTGATGAATGCGGTGAGGTCGTAGCCATAATCCGGGTCATCGATGAGCCGCCCTCGTGGCGTGATGAGCCGCCGAGCGATGGCCTCGGCCACCACCATGCGCCCGGTGACGGTGCGTCCATCATCGGCGAGATCGGTGACGCACGAGATATCGGTGCCAAAATCAGTCATGCGACTTTCCCCGTGCCGGCCACCGGGCCCGGTGCAGCGGCGCAGGCAAACGTATTTGGAAGCACGATCGCATTGAGCACGATACCGGCATAGATGGCTCGCACGAGCGGGCGCATGGACGCGCGCAGTGCCACGCCACCATCGGCCGGCGGTGGGATGATTTGCGCCAAGTAAATCTCGAGTGCCGCATCGGCAGCATTGTTATCAAGGGCCATTCGGGACACCCACGCTAGGGAATGAGCCGCTCACATCGAGGCTCTTGGTGGCGAGCGCACCGAGAGACGCTTGCCACCCGGCAAAGATCGCATTGCTCGGTGCCACGCCGGTGGCGAAACCGGCCTGTAGCGCAGCCGCCGCAGCCACCTGCGCGATGAGGCCCGGTGGTGCCGGCACCGCCTGCGCTGCGAGCGCTGCGGTGATGGCGGTGCCAAGCAATGGCTGGAGCACCACCGCAAGCAGGGGCCCACCGCCGGCGGCCGCCATGAGCGTCACCAAGGTATTGTAGATGAGCAGTGCGCACGCCTCGGTGGTGACGAGGTGCTCGGTGGTGCCGGCGAGGCCCACGCACTCGGGCCTCGATGGATCGCCATTTGCGAACCGAATGCGGCATTTCGTGCCGGCGAGGGGTGGCGATACGATGCCGATGCCGAACAGCGGCACCTTGGTGAGCGCCGGCATGGTGGCATCGGTGGGCGTGGCATCGATGGTGGCGGTGATGCCGAGGCCGATGGAGGCCGAGATGGAGTACTCGTAGGTGGCGGCATAGCTCACCGCTGCCACCTCGGTGCGCACGAGCTCGAGCAAGTCACCGCGCAGCCGCTCGGCTTGGGTGTCCTTGGTGAGCACCGAAACGCGCAGCTTGCCCGAGCCCTCGGCCACGATGGACACCGCCGAGATCGTCTGCGTGCCGGTGAGAGCCGGCGAGGTGAACGTGCGGCCGGGCTGCCACGATGCGATGCTCTCGGTGGCCACCTCGATGCGGCCTTGGCTGTTTGATCGCTTGATGACGGTGAACGGCGTGGTGATGGCCTCGGTGGCCCTCGCTGCCGTTTGCGTTTTGCCGGCAGCGTCCACCCACCACGCACCGCCGGTGAGCCTCGTAAGCATGCGCTCGGCCTTGCCGGCACGCCGGGCCCACGAGGTGCCTAGCGTGCGCTCGGTGGCCACAACCACACTCTCGCCCACCGCTCGAGCGGCATCCTCGAGCACGAGCGAGAGACGCACGCCGGCCGCCTGCGTATACCCTTTCGGTGCGATGCTCTTGCGCCACCCGCCGGCACCGCCCACGATGCGCGCACCCTGGTCACCGGCGAACACGCCACCGCGCACAATGGTGCCATGGAGCGTGAGATCGCCCACCACGAGCTCGGCGGCTGCGCCCGGCTCGCCGATGGAGCTCGGTGTGTCAATCGAGAGCTCGGCCGACCACGCACCGTAGAATGGCAGCGTGATGCTAGCCGCCGGCACCCTCTTGCCATTGACGGTGATCGTGCTCACGGCCGGCCTGCGATCTCGGTGAGCCGAGCGATTTCTTTTTGCTGCGCGTCGAGAATTGGATCGGGTGGTGTGCCCGAGCCGCTCGCACCGGTGCCGTTCGATTTGCTGCCGGCCGGCGAGCCCACCGCACTCTTTTTCGGCGGTGGCGCATACTCGAGAAATTCGCACGTCACCGAATAGAGCTGCTTGCCATCGTGCGAGGTGGCACCGATGCTCTTGCAAACCACGCTCTTGAGGTCGATCTCGGCGAGTGCCGGATGGAAGATATCGAGAGCGGTGATGGCTTTCTTGGTGGGGTCGTACTTGAGCAGCTTGCGGAATGTTGCCCACTCCTCGAAATGCGCTGGCTCCCACAATTGGAATTTGATGCTGCCCTCGATGGGTGGCCGCTGCACAAAGGTGACGGTGGCACCGAGCGAGCCCTTACCCTTTTTCACATCGAATTCAGCATTGCGCGTGAACCCGCTGAGGGTGCAAATGCCCGGGCTCTCGGTGCCGCCGATCGTGATGACATCCCACGCCTCGGGGTTCTCGATTGGATTGAGGATGCTCGTGGTGTTCACTAGACACCTGCCCCTATCGCCATGCGCTCGAACACCGATGCGACCATCTCCTCGGTGATCTCCATCGCACTCTTTCCTGCGCCGTCAATCATCACCGTCACGTTGATGTTCGCACCGCCCAAGCTCGCACCGCCGGCCGGTGCACCACCGCCCGAGCTAGCACCCTCCACCGCTGCGCCGGCCACACCGCTCGCAGCGGCATGTACATCAGGCCCGGTATCCTCGAGCCCCTCGGCGAACCCTGCGCCGGTGTGGCCACCGAGCCCGGCCATCACCTTGCTCGGCGATGCGATGCCTAGCGCACTCTTGAATGCGCCGGTGGCCGAGCTCGCCAGACCCTTGACGGCACCAATCACCTGCGATGCGCCGGCAGCGATGCCGCCCACGAGGCCGGCCACGAAATCATAGGCGGCCGTGGCAGCCGATGCGATCCACCCGGTGAGCGCACCACCGGCCTCGGCCACGAGACCCAAGAACGCACCCACTGCCGTCCACACCGCAGTGCTCACAATGATCATGGCAGCCCACAAGGCCATCACGGCCACCACCACCACCGCGATGGTGACGCCGATCACCTTGAGCACTTCCCACACCGATGAGAGCACGGTCGAAATGATCGATGCGCCGGTGGCGCTCGTGGCGAAATCCTTGATGGCCTGCACGATCGGTTTCACCGCGATATAGGCCTTGAGCCCATAGATCACCATGTCCAATAGGAAGTGCTTGACCATCGGCACCACCTTGGTGAGCGTCGCAAACACCTCTTTGAAAAAGCCACCGATACCGGCTTTCATGGTTTTGCCGCTCTCTTTGCCTTGGCTGAAAATATCGAACAGGCTTTTTACCTCGGCCATGAATGGGCCCACATCGATATCCTCGAACATGTCGCCGAATGACTCGCTGAGCAGCTTGGAAATGTTCTTGCTCGATGCGGCGAATTTCTCGAGGGGCCCCTTTCCTTTCTCGATGAGAGCCGTTTGCATCGCATCGCCGAATTTGGCGGCATCGGCGGTGCCGGCCTTGAGCTGCCCGGCGAGAGCCTCGGCGCTCACGCCCATCTTGGAGGCCACGTCTGCCACGGTGAGGCCCATCGAGGCGAGCGAGCCGAGGCCCTTGAGCGGCAGCTTGAGGCCTTGGCCCGTCTGGACGAACGTCTGAATTTTCTTGGTGAGATCCTGAAAGGCCTCGGCCCCACCCTTGGTGACGAGTGCTTGCGCCGATGCGGTGGCGAGCAGCGATTTCTCGATGGTGGCGAGATCGGTGACGCCCATGGCGTGCAGCGCATTCGTCCACCCAATCATCGAGTCTTTCGCGATGCCGAATTTGTCCTTGAGGCCATCGATCATGGCCTCGGTCTGTTCGCCGGTGACGATGCCACCACCCATGGCTTGGAATAGGCCAAGCATTTGCTGCTTGGCTTCCGAGCTCGAGATGGCGAATTCGACACCGCTCTTGATGAGCCCGGCGGTGATGCCCACGAGGCCACCGGCGATCTGTATCACCGCAGCCACCGCCTGCCCGAGCCCGGGCACCGCTAGGTCGAGGAGCTTGGCCATACTGGCGATGGAGTCAGTGACGCCAGCGATCGCCCCTTTCACGTCACCGGCTGCGAGCGAGGTGAATGCGGCCTTGATGCCACCGAGCGCTGCCGAGATCGTCTCTTTGCCGACCTTCATTGCGTTCGCCGCATCAAACGTTTTGCTGCCGAGCGTGCCCATGGTGGTCGAGCCGATCTTGCCGGCCGAGCTCGAGGCCACAAGCGATGCGTTCGCCGCATCGCTCGCCTTGATGAATCGCCCGAGCGCATCGCGTGCTTTCTCGGCGGTGGGCGTCACCGCATCCTTGAGCGCGATCGTTTCGGTGAACACTGCCACGAGCCGCCCTCACTTTTTGAATTTCGACTTGAGCACCGCACGCCACCACAAGATCGTTTCGGCGAGGATGAGCCCGGCGGCCTCGGCCTCGGGTCCATCATCACCGCGCAGTAGGGCCCGGATGCCCTCGGATAGCTCGCCCTCGTGTGCCGCCTGCGCCTCACGGCACGTGGCGATTATTTTAGCGAGGCCTCCACGCTGAGGCCCATGAATCGCGAAAACTTGTCATCGCTCACGATGCCATCGGGAAAGAACGGCCACCGGGTGTGCTGCTTTTCGAGCTCCTCGCCACTCGGGTACACGGTGAGCTTTCGAATGAGCTGCTCGTTGGCCGTGGTCTGGTCTCGCTTGGCGTGCTGCTTGTAGCCGAGCGTCTCTTGCCTCGTGGGCCTGCGCACCACCACGAGCCATGGGCTCATCTCGGCATCGCCGGTGAGCACCAAGATATCCTCGTGCTTTTCCTCGAGCGCATCCTTGGTGGCGTCATCGAGCTTGACCGGTTCGTACTTCGACATTTGGGCGTTCCTTTTTTCGAGAGTGAAAAAAGGCGCTTTGCCGGGCCGTCACCCGGTACGCCATGGACGTGCAATCGCACGCCCGAGCTCATCACGCCGGCGGTGCCACCATCGGGAATTCCAGATCGTCCACGCCACCGAACAGGATCTTGAGAGGGCTGAGGGTCATCTTGCGCATGAGAGGATCGGGCCCCTGCGCCTGCGAGGCCTCGAGCGAATCGAGCGAGCAGCCAAGCACCTCATCGGTGACGGTATCGAAACCGTTTTCACCGTAGGTGGCGAGCACGGTGAACAGGATGTCACCGTAGCCCGGGCCCATCTCGGCGAGCAGCATTTGCAGATCGGCCAAGTAAATCTCGATGTCGGCCGAATACTCATTTTCGCCCCTGGTCTTGGCTCGAGGATCGGGGTGATTGCCGCGCACGAGCCCACGCGATCGCGTGCGGCTGTAGTTCAGCGACTTGACGAACATCTGAATTTTCTTGCCGCCCGGGATTTGGAGCACCGCCTCGAGCGAGGCGAACCCGTGCGCGTTGCCATTCAAGAGCGGAAATGCGATCGGCTGCGTCATGGTGGTGGTGGTCCTTCTTTACCCGCCGGCCGCGAACGGCGAGGCGAACCCGATGGTGACGTTTTCTTGGAGGATGTAGCCACGAGAGAACAGTGTGATCGCCACGTTGACCTCGCTCGTGGCTCGCACATTGTTCGAGCGATCCACGGCCACGGTGGCACTTGAAATCATGTTCTTGGCCGTCATCTGCGCATCGATCTGCCCGTGCATCGAGCTCTCGATGGCCTGCGCTTCATTCTCGAAGATCGTGCCGTTGTCATTGAGCCGGATATCCTCGTTGATATCCTGCTGCCCGACTTGATGAGCGAGTGAGCAGCCAACGTCCATCACATTGCCGAGCGGCAAGAGCGTGAACACCGAGCCCGGTGCGCTCATCAGGTTCGGGTTTGCCATGTAGAATCCGGGCAGCCCGATGCGCGTGCGAAACGAGGTGAACCGCGCAGCGTCGAGAGCCGGTGCGGTGCGCTCATCGTGGTAGATGAATCCATCCGATGGGTCGAGCGTGGGATCCACTGCGATCTGCGAGAGCGCGCCATCACGCACTCGGCCGGCGTGCCGCTGCGCAGGGATGGTGACTTGCCGAGCGGCAGCCACGAACGCACCCGAGCGCCGGTATCGAGGAGCGCCGGCGGCTGCGATCGGATAGGCGCTCGGCACGTTGTAGTGCCCGGCCACCGCATCGATGCGCTTGGCGTCCACCGCCGAGTAATCGAGCGCCACCGCTGCCGACCACACCGAATCCGTTTCGCCTGCGCCACCGTATGCGGCGGGCAGTGCCGCATCACGCACGCCGATGATGGCTCGGGTGAACACGTAGCCGGTGGCCAGCGTGTTCAGGTAGCCATTTATCGTGGTGGCGTTCGCACCGGTGCGAGCTCCCACGATGTGCATCGAGCCCCACCCGGCCACCGCATACTGCGAGGCCTGCAATGCGGTGAGGCACGCCAAGATGCTCGCATTGTCGGTGAGCGGCTCGGTGCAGCCGAACGTGCTGTAACCGGCGAGGAGCAGCGTGCCGGCGGCGAAATTGAGTGTGATGCCGGTGCCTGCGATGGCATAGAGCACGGCGGTGCCGAGCGAGATCGGTGGCCCGTAGGTGCGCCCGGCATCGAGCGAGATTTGGATGCGGCATCCCACTGCGCCGATGGTGCCGGCCTGCACCACCTTGACCTTGACGAGATAGCAATCATTCGGCGTGCCGGAGACGGTGAGCACTGAGGTGCCCCATGCCGTCGAGACCACCGCGCTGTTTGCGCCCGGGGTGACGGTGGCCGCTCGCATGAACAGCACGGTGCCGCCGGCGAGGATGGCGAGCGCAGCGGCCTCGGGCCCGGGCCCGACACCCACCGCCGTGGCGAGCGTGTTCGCGTTTCGGCTCGCCACGATCGCAGCGGCCGTGCCGGCCGAGCTCACGCCGATCACCACCTGCACGGTGGACGCCGGCACTACGACAGAACCCGCGCCACCATCGAGCACTGTGATTTCTACATCGCCGGTCGTCATGGTTCGTTCCTTTTAGCAGCCGAGCTCGGGCGATACGCCGGTCGGAATTTGCAGCCCATCGGTGATAATTGGAGCCACGCCGGCCGGCGCATACTGCCGGACCACATCGTAGGGAAGCAGAGACGTAAGCACGGGCGTGAACAGAGTGACATCGAAAACAAATTCACGCCCGGCACGAGCGAGCTGCGAGCTCGAGAACGTGGCGTCCGTCCATTCGCCTTTTGCACCGAGCTCGTATGCGCCCGGGCATAGGTCGTGAACCACCGCGCGCACGCAATGGTAAATCGATCGGGTGATATCGAAATCGTTGGTGGGCTCGGGCGGATCGGCCTGCCCCCACACCCGCACCTCAAACGTGATGGCCTCTTGAGCGATCGCACGCTGCGCGTTCTGCTCTCGGCGCTCGCTTGCATTGTATGTCTGCGCTCGGCTGTAGATGTCTCGAGTGCCGAATGCCGAGCTCGTGGGCACGAAGATGATGCGGGGTGGTGCGGCCTGCTCGAATTGAGCGGCTCGGCCGATGAGGATGCGGCCGGCATTGCCGCTCGCGTCCACCGCAAGGGGCGGATAGCTCGCAGCGGCGAGCCTCGCCACCACCTCATCCGAGAGCTTGGTGACGATCTGCGAGATGAGGCCGGCCGTCATCGGCCAAGCGCTTTCTTGACCGAGCTCGTGAGAGCACCCTCGATGGCCGCATCCCACTCGCCGGGCAGCTCGCCACCATCGGGCAGGATCGATCGCTCGGCCATATGCTTGGTGCCGGTTTGATGGAAGTGCGCATAGGGGGTCGAGCTCGCTTGGATCTCGATGCCTGCGCCGCGAAGGGGCCTCACCACGATGCCCGAGCTCATCGCACCGGTATCGGTGAGGGGCGGTGGCCTGCGCCCCTTGGCGAGCGTGGCAGGCCGCAGCGGTGCCCATGGATTCCCATAGGGATCCTGCCCCTGCTGAAATTGCGAGGCGATGAGGTGCGCGATCTTCTCGGCGGCATCGGCAGCCACCCGAGAGGGGATGGTGCCGAGCTCGCCCATGAGCACCATGAGCTGCCGGAAATTGGCCATCAGGTAGGGAACCATCCTTGCGGTGGCTTTGAGAGCACGAGCGGCGCAGCGTACTGAGGATCGCCGGGCCCACCGGCCTCTACCACGTTCGGGTGCGCTCGCTGCCGCTCCACGTCGTTGAACCACGCGAGGGCCATTTGCCCTCTCGTGGCAATGTTCACGTCTGCGCCAGCGGCAGGATTGTACCCACGCACCATGAGCACATCCCACGCTGCGAGCATGCAAACGTTCTGCTTGAGAGACACCGGGATGGGTGCCTGTAGCGGCAGCTTGTAGCGAGCTCGCAGCTTGTCATCGGCGAAATCGTTTCGCCCATCGAGGATGGCTTGCTGCGCACCGGTGCTCACCGCTCCCATCGCCACGAGCGGCATGCCGTAGACGTAGAGATCGGTGAGCACTGCGTATGCCGTCATGGAGCCTGCTTACGGCTTGCTCTTGAGGGCCTTGAACCAGAGCGAGACATCGTATGCCGATCGGCTATCGACACCGAAGATGAATTGCTTGGCCCAGAACACGTTGGGGTCGGTGGGGTTGTTCAGGTAGACGAAATTGGCGCTCTGCCGGTTCTGCACCACGAACGGCTTGATGAGCCCCTCGTTATCGAGCAGATACCACGCGGTGGGCTCGCTCTCGAGCTCATCAATCACGAGCAGCTTAGCGCTGTTCTTGAGGATGTTCGTGTTCGACCCGACCTGCGTCTGCCCGGCGAACGATGCCGGTGCGAGCATGTCGCTGTTCAGGATGTTCATTGCCGCCTCCTCGAGCGAGGGCGGCACCACGAGCAGCGAAGCGCGTGAGCCGAGCGGCTGCCCGTCTCGGCCGTTCCACGATCGCACCTTGGCTCGAGCGGCCGAGTAGTTCGATGGCGTGAGTGCGAGGGTGAGCAGGTTGCTCTGCAGTGCGCTCGCAGGGTTGT